GCATCTGGGCTAATCGGTGTGTACCCACCTGTAACTGGATCAATAAACATTCTATCAATAAATGCTTTTTGCGCTGGTCTACGTCTGCCAAACTCATCTAGCGACTCCTCAAACAAAGGTGCAGATGAATAACCTCTTATGCCGCCTGCAAATGTTTGTGCCTCTGGCATACCAGTAATACTGCCCTGTGCAGTAGGTGCTCCAAAAGCGCTGGCTAACTCCTGAGTTCCAGCAAATGATGCCTCTTGCATAGGTGTAAACGCTGCAACGTCTGGGCCGTAATAAGGTGTATACCCTATCTGGCTAATGTCTTGCGCCCTTAAAAGATTGCGCTTTGCAGCGTCTTCTATGTACTGAGGTACTTCAACTGTTGAAGTCGTTGATCCACCTTTACCGCCTGACATTACTCAATCTCCTTAATAAATGATGCGTGCATTGGCTTCCAACCGTGTTTTGTTAAAGGTTTTTTCCATCCAAAACGCCCTGTTATCGTTATAGCTTCGCATCCTTGTGCTTTTGACCATGCTATCACATCTTTGTGCATATCCAAAAGCTGTTCCATTTCACCACCACCTAAAAACACATTTAACATCTTTTTTCTAGGATATACCACAATTTCTGTCACTATGCACCCCTTTGGAGAAGGCCACAACTGCATCTTGCCAGAAGTGATACCATTAATCACATCAGAAAGGCTATGCGTACCACCAGAATATTCAAGCGCTGCCTCTATCCAAGGCTGGCATCTGTCTATCTCGCTTATTTGTGACATATCATTCATGCATGTATTCTCGTTATAGCTAAAGTGGATGAGGGTGATGCTGGGCTAAAGGATGTTGCGGCTGTTACACCCAAACTACCATTTGTGCTATCTACCGCCCATTTCATCTCAATATAGTCATTCGCTGCAAGCTCAAGAAGAAATGCTCTAGACGCAAGCATTGTGCCGCCATTATTGTGTATTGTCTTAACCACAGTCATGTTGGCTATGTTCGTACCATTTTTTGCAGGCCAGAAGTAAAACTTTACACTGCTTGCGCTTGAGCTTGTTATCTCTGCAGTAAAGCTAAGCAAATATTCGCCAGCTTCCTCAAACACAATACGCTCGTTATTACTAGCATCTCTGTTTATTTTATATGCATTTGTTGGGGCATCATATGTAATGCTATAAGCAGTATCTGCAGATGCAGCGGTCTGGGCAGTTGTACGCATCAACTTAACGTGACCACCTTCTAGCACAATCTGGCGAAACTCATTTGATTTGCTTACTACTGGATAGGCTTCGGTCCTATCCCACATCATAATACCATCTTCAGCAGCCGTTTCCTCTCCCGTTTGCTGAACAAGCGCTGATCTGGTTTGACCCAGAAATATCATCAAGCGCCTACCCCAAGCCTGCCAATCATTGCCTTTTGGCTCTGGTGCGCGTTGCTGTTGTGTCATCTACGCCCACCTGCAACTGCGTCAAGCCTGTTAATGCCTACACGCCAATCAGTAAAGCGCTGCCCCTCAACACGCATTCTAAACTGCCTACCCGTAAATCGTACACTTGTGGGGTTACTCATGCTAAATGGGCCATGACTGCGCTCTGTTCCGTTTGGATAAAAGCGCGTTTTAAATGTTGCATTTACATCGCCCTGAGTTTTCTCATCTGGAAGCATCTCAACAATACTTGCTACCTGATCTCCTGTTGCGAAATAAATAGGACCAGTTTCCGCAAATGGTGTAAGTGAACCGTAGTCTAGCCCAACCTCATGCTCATATAATTTATAGTCATCTGCATCAAACATTAAAGGCTGCCTAAACACGCCACGATCAAACCCTGCAGTGCGATTAATCTCACCTATGTGCCATGTGTTCTCTATATAATTATAGGCCACATAACGATCATTCTCTGTACTGCCGCCACTAGGGTAAAACCACCAAACCTCACCAAACATAGAGTTTGACATGGCAAACACCTTGCTGACTTGAGCACGGTTTATATCGTTAAAAACATAATCAGAAACATCGCATGGTATTTCTTGAACACCACCACCGCCATATATGTAGAATGAGTTTACGCCCATCCACATAGCACCAATATCAACCACGGCACATGCTTGTTGCGCTGCAATACCGCATGATGTGCCTACACGCTCAATGCCATATACATATGGTGGGCCGACGTAATTTGCGACATGAGCATCTCTTGTTGTAAGTAGCAAGGTTTGGCCTTTGACTGTATGGCCTGTCATAAGCTCACCAGAAGTCTGTAGCTCAAGATCACCTGCCTCATTTGTAGATGCTGCTGCCCATAGATTATTATTCTCACGATCAGACCACTGCACTTTGCGAGGATTGCCACCTGCACCAAGGCACATAAGAAATCTTTCCTCAGTTACAACAATGCCTTTATTGCTTGTTGGTGCGTTGCTAAGCAAAGCTGCAGGGTTACTTGTGTTGATCTGCCACTCATAAACCTTGCCATCATCTGAATTGTTAGCAAGTAAAAACTCGCCAAACGGCTGCAGGTTCCACGTTGTAGCTGGGTCAATCTTTGCAAAGTCAGGCCGCGCAACGCCATAAGCGTAGCTGCCATAAAAACTACCGCCATACCCAGTAAAGGCATTGGCATCTTCCCTGCCTGCCGTTAGCCCAACAGGGGTAATATCATGTCGCACGCCTGCTTCTGTCCAGACGTAAAGCTTGTTGTAAGAGCCTGCTGCAATGTAACGATCACCTGCATTTGTGATCCAACTAAGCATACCACGCATTGAGGCATTACCTGCTGTGCTTGATCTGCTTCGCCAGCCACCAATCGGGCGCATAATCCCGTCATGCCAGCGCACAAGGTTTGCATCACGCCAGCGTCCCCTGCTTTGTAAATCAGTGCCATTACGATAAATTCCAGCAGGGATGTTAAGATCAATCAAAGCCATAAGCGCACCTTTGTAATCGCGTTGCCTGCAATATAACACATTGCTGTAAATATGCAAAAGCCCAGCGCAACTGGCTGGGCAAATGCGTGATATGTGTGTGAGTTACTCAGCCGCTATTTCTTCTGCTAGTGGCGTTTCTAAAGACTCTGCAAGTCTTTGCACGAAAGCTTCCCTGCCAAATGAAAGCTGGTCCAGATTGAATTGCGCGTTGCTTAATTTTCTATCTAGGTCTTGTATGTGGTTAAGATATGCCTTTTGCGTATCCGAAAAGCTTTCTAAGTCGTACTCTTTTTCGTTGACTGTAATGGTGTTCTTTTCTTTTTTTGCCATTGTAAGTCTCCTTTCTTAGTTAAGTATTTGCTGCAATCGCAGCGTTTGCGGCAGTCATATCTTCTGAAGTCCAGAAGTCCTTGGCTACCATGAGTTGCAGATGCTCGACATTTCGTGACACAGTGTCAGCCCAATCGGCATCTTCCATGTCCTCTGGTTGTCCTGCATTTAGCAAGTCAACAGAGTGACCCATTGCTGTGTAGTGTTGTGCGATTTCTTCTGTGGTTGGTGTATCAGTCATAATTTATGCTCCTTCTAAGGTAGTGATACGTGCTTCTAATTCTTGAATAGTTTTTACTAATAGTGGTACTAACTTGCTATGATCAATGGATTGAGATTTAATGTTACCATTCTCATCTACAGCATCTTTTTCCCCAGAAATTGCGTTTGTTACTACCGAAGAAACCTCATGCGCTAAGAAACCATCAACGGTTTTATCAGGCTCAATAATAAAATTAAACCTAGCGGGTTTCAGTTGTTTGAGGCGTGTTGTTGCATCCCAATCATATGATACATTTTCTTTGAGGCGGTAATCACTAGATGTTGTGTAAGATGTCTCTGTGTTTGCTATATCAATAGAACCAACATCACCCCCACTACTTGGAGAGAAGATTATTACACTTCTTAGTGTGCCATCAGTTGCTCTTTCAAACTTAGCTGCTGCGACAGAACCCCCACTGTCAACGTGAAGTCTGTATGACGGACTTAATTCACCAATTCCTGCGTTGCCACTACTATCAATATGCACTCTAGGATTACCATCTCCATCAGACAGCACGATGTTGTTGCTTGAGGTGCGGATGTCCAAGCCGCCAGAGTTGCCGTCGTAACGGCCTAGTATTGTGTTTTTAGAGCCTGTGGTAACACTAAGACCAGCTTGTCCACCAACAAAAGTGTTAAACGTGCCGCTTGTTAATCCACCGCCTGTTTCGAAACCTACCGCAGTATTCTCCGCTGTGCCACTTCCCGTAAAGGCGTCCAAAGCATTGTATCCAACAGCCGTGTTTCTAGTGCCTGTGGTGTTTGAGACTAATGCAGAAGCCCCTATTGCAGTATTAAACTGCCCCGTTGTTGTTAATGCTAAAGCATTGTAACCCACCGCTACGTTATAAGTATCGCCAGTAGTATTAAGGTTTTGCAGTGCGCTCCTACCAATAGCAACATTTCGTGATGCCGTTGTGTTAAGCTGTAGTGCCACATCACCTATCGCCACATTGCGAGAGCCAGTAGTATTAGCATAAAGCGACTGATACCCAACTGCCGTGTTGTTGCTTGCGGTGGTGTTGTTGAGTAACGACTGCAAACCAAGTGATACGTTGTAATTACCTGTCGTATTATTTGCGTTTGCTTCGTATCCGATGGCTGTATTGTTAACACCAGTAGTATTATCAAGAAATGCTTGATAACCAAAGGCCGTGTTACCATCACCCGTAGTATTACTATAAGCTGCCTTATATCCAACCGCTGTGTTGTTAGATGCAGTGGTGTTGGAGGCTAGTGCGCCAGAACCTATACCTGTATTACTAGCACCTGTTGTATTGACCCTAAGAGCAGGTTGTGCGCTACCATCATACCCACCCACAGCCGTATTACCATTTGCTGTAGTATTGTCACCTAAAGCAAATCTACCTATTGCTACGTTACCAACGCCAGTTGTATTATCTTGTAAAGCTGACATACCTACAGCGACTACATCCGTCCCCGTAGTATTACTAAACGCAGCCTGATAACCAACTGCTGTGTTGTTGCTTGCGGTGGTGTTGGAGAGCAATGCTAGATTACCAATTGCCGTGTTGTAACTTCCAGTAGTATTGGAGAACAAAGACTTCCACCCATACGAAGATAGATAGCTTCCTGTTGAATTGGTGTACAAAGAATATGCACCACTAGCTACATTGTAAGTGCCAGTAGTATTGCTATACCCAGCTTGATAGCCAACTGCCGTGTTTTCAGATGCGGTGGTGTTTGACCCTAATGCCTCACGCCCTATTGCAATGTTGTTTGTTCCTGTTGTGTTTGAATCCAATGCACCATATGCAAAAGCACTGTTGTTTGTTCCAGTAGTATTAGCTGTAAGTGCCAATGTGCCTACAGCAGTATTTTCAGAACCTGTTGTATTTGTTAAAAGAGCATCTTTTCCAATCGCAATATTATTTGCAGCGGTGGTGTTGTTTGCTAATGCACCCTTCCCTACCGCCACAAGATTTGACCCAACAGTGTTATCAAGTAACGCCTGATACCCAACGGCAGTGTTATTGCTTGCGGTGGTGTTTGCACCTAACGCACTAGAGCCTACAGCAGTGTTATAACTACCTGTTGTGTTAGATTGTATAGCTCCCTGACCAATGCCTGAGTTGTCAGTGCCAGAGGTATTAAGAAAAAGAGCTAATCTTCCAATACCTGTGTTAAAATTACCACCAACGTTTGCCCCTAAAGAATTTATTCCTACAGCAGTGTTATAATTACCTGTCGTATTTGCATCTAAAGAATTTGCACCTAATGCACTATTTTCTGTGCCTGTCGTATTTGAATAAAGAGCCTCATACCCAACCGCTGTGTTGTTACTTGCGGTGGTGTTTAAACGTAGCGCAGAAGCACCTATGGCGATATTATTAGCGCCTGTTGTGTTTGTTGTTAAAGCTGCACTACCCATGACAGTGTTATCAGCACCAGTAGTGGTGTTTGCTGCTGCAAGCCTTCCAACAGCCGTATTTCTTTCTGCGGTAGTATTATCGTAAAGAGCCTGATAACCAACAGCCGTGTTGTTGCTTGCGGTGGTGTTAGCTCGTAAAGCATCCCTACCCAAAACAGTGTTGCTTGCTCCAGTAGTGTTGGATAGCAAAGAATCACGACCAACTGTAGTATTGCTACTACCTGTCGTAAGTGAATTTCCTGCATAGTTACCAATGACTGTATTACTGCTTGCTGAGGTTTGTGCATTTCCTGCACTACCACCTAAAAATGTGTTATGCGCTCCTGATGTAAGTGATCCCCCTGCATTATCACCCAATGCTACGTTTTGTGTACCAGTAGGATAATTACCGTCTAGCTTTATTGTGCCGCCATCGGCTGACAGGTTGCCTGCGACAGTTAAACCGTCCGTGACCGCCGTGCCAGTTACGTCAATTCCTGTGGCGGTGGTGGCAAGTTTGGATGAGCCGTTATGATATAACTGAACATCACCACCATCTGTGCAAACTATATAACTTGCTGTATCACCTGCGTTATTTAATGAAAGATCGGTAGCCAGAATTTTTAGCCTACCTGTACCTTGGTCACTAATAAAACTTGCTGCTCCACTATGATAAATCTGTAGGTCAGACCCAGCGCCAAATATGGCTTTGTCGTTGTCACCGAAAGTCATGTCTCCAGAAGAAACAAAACCAGTACCCGTAATAGTCGTACCAGTTATCGCAGCAGGCGTTGCACCACCGATTACCGCATTGTCAATCGTGCCTGAGTTTATGTCTATCCCAGTAACAGGCGTCGTACCGTCAAGCAGATCATCAACCGCATCTAGATTAGCATTTATTTTGGTGCCCCATGTATCTTCTGAAGCGCCAACCTCGGGTTTGGTTAAGCTATACGTTGTGGTGGTGGTGTCAGCC